AATGTTCGTGACTTACGGATGAACATGTCATCGATTGTAATTGGGTAGTGTTGGTGAAACTGAACTTTGGCAATCTCACCTTTCTTTGTTCCTTCAAGGGCCAAGTATGCCTTTCGCTCGTTTTGAATGTGCTTGTCGTCAACTCCTCTTCTTGCATAAGCGTTGAAGAATAAAGGTATGATTCCATACTCATAATTTTTTTCTTTCCATTGTTTTAAACACATCTTAAACTCTGACTCAAACACAGATCCACCCTTATCCATTTCTCCACCCGTTCCCCAAGCAATAAACTGCTGTTGCATATTCATTTTTCCTGTCTCAGGGTTATACTTGAATAATGCAGGACGACCTTCACGCATCATTTCACCGAATATATCAAACAATCCAATCTCATCCACGAATACAGCAGATGGAGAACCACCATTGATAGAGTCTATAGCAGGGCTATCTACCTGGAATCTTGAGCCACCACCTTCATCACGTCCTTTTCTTTCTCCTTTCTTGTCGAAGTTCATGATTTGATCAGTCCAGTTTTTTACTTCTTGGGCAATGTAATCAGGAATCTTTGTGTATGTCCACTTTACCTTATCTCGGAATATCTCTACACCTTTTTCTTTAGAGTGCGTTACAAACTTGATAAAGTATGATTTATTCAAGTTCACACGCTTCATTCCTGCAAGACACATGGTTGTAGTAAATCCAATCTGACGAGCTTTTCCAATCATCATGGAATACCCACAATCAAAAAGAAATAGAAGTACACGTTGAGCATCCCACGCTTGGTATTTAAGCATACCATTTGGAGACCGGTCTTCTTTGATAAATCCGTATTTGTTGCAAAAATATAAGGTGTTGTCTTTACACCTTTCTATTTCTCGTAGAAGCCATCCTATCTGATCTTCTTCGTTGTCGTAGTCTGTTATTTGAGACTCGTCTAATAGCCATTGCTTAGCTTGTTCGCAATATAGGTCAAAAGGCAAGTACTTAATCTTGTTCTGCCATCCCGAGTTTATTGAATCTACCCAATCAACAAAGATTTTTGGATATTCAAACTCAGGGTGATTAGGCTTCCACTCAGATGTATCTATGCCCTTTGTACCAATATTGTCTTGAAATAAATCAAAACTCATTGGTTTTGGGAGGCGGAATCATTCTGTCTATGCGTTGCACATCAAATTTTCTTGACTCACTCATTGGAGTCATTGCTTTTTTAGCATCAGAAATTGCTTGACGCTTTTCGCTACGAAGAGCTACTTTTTTAGATCTCATTTCAAGTTTGGCAGCCTTCTTCATGTTTCCTTGATTAGCAGCTACTTCTGATTTAGCAGTAAGTTTTGCCTGTCTTCCTGCGTTCATTCTTTCCATTGCGGCATTCAGCTTATCTTGTAGGCCGCCTTTTTTAGGTTTCATCATGATTATATTGATTTTGATTAATATTCTTCTTTTTCTTCCATCTCTTCTTTGATGTCTTGCTCGACCATCTTCTTTCTCTCAGCCTCTTTCTTCTTTTTACGTTTAGCGATTGCTGCGGCTAAAGCACCTATCCCTCCGGCTATTACTGAAGCAATTCCAATTTGAAGATTTCCTTTGCCTTTGCCAATTCCTTTTTTTGTTGGCGGCTCAGGATCTCCCGGTCCTTTTCCCATAGCTTGGGACATCTTCATGTTTTTTAAATTTTTCATAGCGTTTTAATTTTGACATTTACCACCTTTATCACATACACCGACAGAACTATTTCTTCCAGGTCTTTTACCTCCTGCATCTAATTTAGCCTGTCTAGCATCTCCAATTGATTTTACATCTGAAATAAAATCTTTAATTTTATTTTTAACATTTTTAGTCGTTTGACGGACAGCATATCTTAATGGGGCGGCATATTTTCCTTGACCTTGATCAAGAAGCATTTTTTTACGCTTTTGATTTTTAAAAAATGTTTTAATCCCATCTCCAGGATCTGAAGAAATTACATTCATAACTGCTTTTCCGGCCATTTTCATAAGTGATATTATTGCGCTAAATCCTTTAGCAAGTTAGCAAAAGCGTTTATCTTTCCTTTTTTGGTTGCAGTCAAAGAAGAGTAATCAACCTCTACAACTTCTGTATCTACTCCACTTACAACAACATAATTACAATCTTCAAAATTGTGTTGTGAGTTTAAAATGTTTATTCCAGAATGTCCACCTACTAAAGCAAAGAAATCAGCACATATTTTTTGCTGATCAGGTGTTGCTTGATCTAGATTTAGATAAAACTGTTTAAAATCATCTGTATTTCCAAAAACTGCTTCTGTTGTTGCTGGAGCACTGTTGCCCATTGTTACTATAAAGCTCATGTTATATAAAATTAAGTGCTACAATATTAGGATCTTGAATGAATCCTGTAGGTGAAAGAAGATCAACAACATTAACATCCAAAGGTTTTGTTGATCTACAATTGTGAATTCTTGCGTTGTTTACTGGCAATGCACCACCATTGTAAATAAATACACCTGTTGCATCAGCTCCTGAATATACTGTATTGTATACATTAAGATTTGCAGCATTTGAATACTTATGAAATGCTGAATTGTTAACATCACCAGTTCCACCACTATACATATGACAGTTTTCAACCCATACTGAACTTCCTGTACCTATACTAATTACAGGAAACCCTACAGCTCCTGCGTATGTTTGTGTATTTATTAAGGTTCCGTTTCTAAAAACTACAGTTGATGCATTTTGTGTATAAGTAATTAAATGATTTGTAATGGCGTCACCATTGACAATTGTTCTTGATCCTGCACTTGCTCCAAGTCCGTATATAGCCCAGTAGTCTCCAGCAGTAATATTACCATTAACAATAACAGTCATATTATCACTTAAGTATCTTCCGATAATTCCAGAAATACCACCCGGATATCCTCCTGCATCTTCATTAACAAGATTTCCATTTATGATACAGGTACCACCTGCATTGTTTTCAGCACATTGGATTATTTGTTTGAAATTTCCTCCAAAATAGTTTCCTGTTCCAATTGCTAGTTTAGGACAGTTTACAACAACTTTACCTGACAATGACTTGAACAATATTGTTTGATGTACAGACTTAAATTCTTCAGAAATATTCAATGTTACATTTCCAGAACCTCTAAATGTTGAGCCGGCTGCAACTACGGTTGATTCAGAATAAACTTTTCTACCGCTGATTACAGCAGATGCACCATTACCTGTTTCAAATGCTCCTCGTGTGCAGTTTATTTCATCAAATTCAAACACTGCTTTTGTTGACGCCCCTTGAAGACGTAGTATCCAGTTATTAAATCCTGTTCCTGTAAAACTTGCTTTACCTAAAAATCTAGAATCAACGGATTGTACGTTATCATAGACAACAGAATTGTTGAACACAACTCCTGGTTCACAATACCAATCTGTAAAATTTTTCAAAACAATAGCCACATTGTTGTATTCTCCCCTACGAACATAAACCAATGTTCTGTTTGTTGCCGTAGGAGTTAATGCGTTTGCCGTAACTAAAGCACCAAAAATATCGAACGGTTGATCGAATCGATTCAAATTAGGCGTTGGAGAAGTATTGATTTCATCTACAAAAAGAACGTTAGAATACTTAACTCCATTAATTTGAAGAACGGGGTTAGAAGGATCTGTATTGTTTATTTCAGAAATACTATAAACATTCCCACCGGATACGGATTTTACTCCTCCTAATGGAATATTATCAATAGCATCAGCTAATGTTTTAAGGTCATTATCAAGAAGCTCATCGTATTTTGTGACTTTTTTTCTAAGTATTGAAAATAATTTTAAAGGCATAATTCAAATATTAATAACATTTACACTTCATCTTGCCACCGTTCTTTGTACATGGCATAGAGCATTTTTTCTTACCCATTTGGGATTTTCTTTTTTTCATTGTAGAATATGCTTTATCTATCAATTTAGGATCTACTCCTGACATTTTGTTCAAGGCCATATCTTTAAATTTTTAAGACAAATGTATACATTTTTAGAATATGGTGTCTTTTACCTCTTTAGCTTTTACAGGATGGTCATTTCTTTTTGGGTATTCGTTGTAGCTACGCATGCATTTGAATATCCTTTTCATGGTTCCTTTGTAGAAGAATACGGGATTTACCATATATGTTCTTCTTCCTTTCTCCACTTTGAATCTTATGACATCATTTTTGCATAGCTCTACTATTGCTTTGGAGACGAAGTTTGTATTCATGGATGTGGCTATCTGAATATCTCTAATGCCATAGTTCTTTACTATGTTTCCGTAGTTCATGTGCCTACAGAAGAACCTCATAAGCTTAAGTGATGAAGGCTTGAGGTCATCCTGAAGGTCTATAGCTTCCGTGAATGTCACGAAATAGCGCATCTTTCTTTTCTTGAAGATGTTTTCTACGAGCCTTTCTACTTCTGCTCCGTATGCTTCCCCTATCGGCACCATTTCCCCGAAGGGATTTTTATAATACAGGTCCATTGACTTATACCTATATGCTTGTACCCTGTCTGCTTCCATAAGCACAAGGTCATATATCAAACTGTTCTCTACCATACTTCATGTGTTTTTTCTACTTCTACCACTTCAAAAATTATTTTGAGTGTTTCAAGTATATCGTTTATTGATTTGGAGACATCTCCGGGGACGCTCTTTCCGTTTACCACCATTTTTGTTCCATACTCAAGGTTTCTAAATCCTTTTCCTTGGTATGAGTACTCAATGATCTTTACTATTGCCTTTCCTTGCATCGATGATCTCATTAACGTTTAACTTAATCTTCTTTAGATGTGAAAGGCTTTCTCTGTGCCTGGTGTGTTCGTAGAACATTAGCCCATCCAGGGCCCGTGAAAACTCTACAATGCTCATGCTTCCTTTGAGCTTATTACAGTTCCCACAGCATGGCACCTTATTGCTATTGCTCAGCTTGCCGCCCCTGCTCTTAGGATAGAGGTGGTCTACCGTCCTTGAATAATCATCTAGCGTTGCCTTACAGTAGGCACACACACCAAGGTCTACTCCTGATTTTGTGATATTATGTGTTTTCATTATTACTTCATGTGTTTTGTTCCACCAATCTCCATACTCAGCATGTAGCTTTTTCATATACTCATCGGTAAAAAAATTTAACCAAGACATTTTTGCGCAACTTTTTATTACTACTATGACTGCGTAGCAGTCGTTCGCCCATTTTTTAGAAGCAGCATATCAGCATGGATGTTATCCACCCTATTGCTATTCCTGCGAATACTCCTACGATGGTACCTAGGAAGTACCACTTCTCACTAAAGTCATCAAGAAACTTTCCCATTTAATTTGGATTTAAGATTGTTATTACTATGAGGCTACCGATGAGGTACCCTATGGCAGAGCTAAACGCCATGCGTATTCTTTCCTTCCATGTTTTAGATTCCACAATAAAACCTACGAATGGTAGTCCAAGGAATGGACCTATGAAGGCAAATATCAACATGCCTACAGCATTCTTCTCGCTTACGTATGATATATAGAAGGTACTAGCGATCTCTATGATGAGTGCGCTAACAAATATTATCAGATACTTCATGGCTGCTCTTTTTTCTCTGTCCATGAATCTGCGAAGTATACTACGGTCATTAGCTGACCATACATTTCTTCTTGGGCTATGAAAGCGTCACCTACGTTCTTGTCTTTCGTCCATGTTGCCTCCCCTATGAATTCTCCATCTCTCCATAAGAGGTAGGTCTTGCCGTACTCCGGGCTGTCCTGTTTATCCATTTATCTGTTGTTTATATGTTTCATTATAGTATTCTTTTGCCGAATTGTAATCACCTTTAGTCAATGAGTTTATCCAAGCATCTTCAAGTTGCCTTTGCTCCTTGTCCAATAATGCCAGGGCAAAGTTCTTAGCTACCATAGCCCCCGTATCAAATTTATTAGCGTAGTCCTTATGTTTGTTTATGTGCTGATCAAGCATATCTATCAAAATCATCATAGCCGTCTTATCCATAAATATAAATTTAAAAATACACTACAGTGCGCTGTAGTACCGGATACCTATGTGTCTTAAACTACTATAACCACTCGCGTGAAATAAAACACAAATATAATAATAATTCTTAATCTGTTACCACTATTGCTAGCACAGTCTGTACCCACTAATTCATACCAAGAATCCTAAGCTACACGGGCATTACAATAACATTTCACTATAATTATTGTTTATACCCCACATGTACACAGAAAATCAATGATGCCTGTAAATCTAATAATGAGGTTTACCGAATTATATGATTGTAAGGACAAAATCAATAACAACCACCATGTATGTACATAACGTAACCCATACATAGTACCATCTACCCTCCCCCTTCTACACAGGAAAACTCCCATGCAAATAAATCTTAATCCCTGTAACCCATGAAAAATGATCTCTATACTCAAGGGTGGTTAAAAAATGGATTCTATCTGTCAGGGTCTTTCCCCACGGTTCGGTACCCCTGGGTCCTCAAAAGGGAAAACGCAAATGCAAACGTGTACCATCTGCTATCGTCTAACTATCTTTATAGTTCACAACTACATCCATAGTTCATAGACCTTATGCAC